TGATAAAGTTATCCAAGATACTTACGATTGTTCCCGACAAGGTGATCGTTGCGTCTATGGATATTTCTACAAATAATAACATAAAATAAACAAAACACTAATCAATATTCCTTTGTAAAATGGTGGTCAATTACCTACCTTGCCCTCTATATTTAGATTTTTTAGGAATACGTTTTGAGTTAGATTTTGCGTGTCGCCCTTTTCTTTTGCGTCTAGTTTGCCTATGATGAACATATCCGTATGCTTGTACCATTTAAGCATTATATCACATACCACCCTTTCTTAATCCATTTACTTTTTTTTGTAGTAAATCTTCTATCTGTTTTGATAGTTTTTGATTATCGGCTTTTACTTCATCTACTTCTGCCCTTAACTCTCCATTTAGTTTTTTATGGGCTTTGCTGATTTTATCATTTTCTAATTGGTTAGTTTGTATTTGTTCTTTAAGTAAGTCAATTTCTTTTAAATCAAAATCATCTCTTAATATTTTAGAGATTGATCTAACTAAAAAATTTATTTCATCTAAAGCAATGGATTTTGTAATATTAAAAACTTTGTTTTCACGATCACTCATTTTGTTTAAAAATTTTTGTCCATCAACCTTGATAAAGCCATATTTAACAAAAATCTTATCGTATTCAGATATTAAATTTATATCTACATTGATAAGGGTATCAATTTTTTCTGCCTCATACTTACTAAACAATCTACCTAATTTTTTATAATCAATCATAATTTTATGGGTCAAGTAAACCTGTTCTGCCGTTATCTAGTATCGGTATCGTGGCGACACCTAGAATTAAAGTCAATCCACGAATAAGTCACGACATCTACTTGACCTCTTAAATGCGAACATCCTCTCGGCTAAACGGGGCTTAAGTTACCCGTAGAGATGTATGATACAACAAGGGCTAAAATGACCTTTTAGATAGTACATACATCTGTTCACATCCACCACAATTAACATAAGTTAAAACCTTTTGCAACAATTCTTTTTGAGTTCCAAATCTTTCAGTAAATTTTTTAGGGCTATGATGATAACCTTGATCGCCTCTATGGTGTAAATAACACAAGCCAATAACCTCGTAATTGCTTGATTTTTTACTCATACCCCGTCTATCCTTGATATGATGCAATTCACACGGAGTATCGGGATAGCCCATTTGCTTACAAACAATACACCCCAATTTTGCCACTTTTGACATATGCTCTTTTCTATGCTTTTTGGTATTTTTTATAGTCAAAGTCTTTTTTATAAAATGTCTTTCTTCCTAATTTTATCATCTTTTTAATGCTTTTCGTAGGGATTATCATTTGCTCTCCCACTTCCTTTTTAGAAATAGTCATAACAAACGTATGATAGTCTTTTGTTTTCTTGATTAAAAATCCTTCCGTACAAGCTATTTGTGGTGTATCTAATTTTGCCTCATCTAAATTCTTCCAATCTATCTGCATAAAAGCATCTTCCCAGTAGCACTCAAATTTATCTAATGTGAAGTAGCTTTCATCTTTATTTTTTGACCCCATAATCCTTTGCCTCTCTCATCTGATTAATGACTTTAGTTTTCCACGTTTCAAAATTTATTCTGACTATCTCTTTCTCCCAAGCTAACTCACTTTCTTTTTCAACTGCTATTGCCAATGCCTTGATATGATCTACATACCTTGTATCACTTCTTGCCTCTCGATCTTGTGAAGCCACACTATCCAATTTACCCGTGTTTGAATTAATCATTTTTTCTTTCATCAAAGTTGAAAGTAATATTTTTCTATTATGGTCTAGTAAAGATAATTGCCCTTTAGCTTTTGCGTGGTCTTTACCTAATCCCCTTAATATGTGCATATGTTGTTCTGTTATTTCTTCACTCATACATTTAACTCCCTCATATTTCTTGATTTAGCCCGTCTTATGTTTAGATGCTGAATAAAACTCATTACATCTTTTCCTATAGCTACGGGAAATGTTTTTTTATTATGTGGGAAATGTCCGTACTTCTGTTTGAAAGTATGACTAGCCCATCCTTCTTTATAACCTTTTTGACGACAATAGAATAAAAGTTGTGCATAGAAATTTTGTTTATCATTTGCATTTGGTTTTGTTTTCATTTTTGGTAATTCCACTAACCTACCTTGTTGGACTAAAACAATTCTTTCTTTTTTTGTAGGTACGAAAGCACAATTTGGACAAGCATAATCATCCTTTGTTGGTTTATAAACTGTGTCGCATTGCACACAAGTAAATGGTTGCTTCTCTATTGGATCGGGATTTTTAATTCTATCTTTAGTTTTTGGCTTTGTAGTTTTTAATGTCCAATTTGGAGTATCTTCGGGAAATCCGTGTTCATACACACATCCCGAATGATCTATGATTAAAGTATTTTTTTTATTTGGAAATGGTCTTAAACTTCTACCTATCATTTGTAAGTACATAGGATAAGATTTTGTTGGTCTAGCTATTATCACGCAAGATATGTTGGGTTGATCCCATCCTTCCGTCAAGATTTGACAGTTAGATAATATCTTAATCTTGCCACTATTGATATTATGTAATTGTTTTTCTCGATCCAATTCATTCATTTTGCTATCAATATGTCCACTAGATATGCCATTATTTCTAAATATGTTCGCAATATGTTTAGAATGTGCTATTGACGTTGCGAACACAACTGTTGCCCGATTTTCACCATATTTAATCCAATGTGAAACAAGATCGCCAACTAATTTTGTTGTATTCATTTTTTTATCTAATGCTCTCTTTTCATAATCTCCCGCTACAAGTCTAATTTTTTGTAAGTCGGGAATACTTGGGGCTACAATTCTATTGGGTACTAGATAACCTTGTGCAGTTAGTTCACGGATTGATCCACACTCAACTAATTCTTCATAAACATTTCCTAAACCTCTCCCATCAGTTCTACAAGGTGTTGCAGTTAAACCTACAATGAAAGCATTGGGATAAACTTTTAATAATTTTTGAAATTGTCCTGATACTGATCTATGGGCTTCATCAAGAACAATGAAATCAGCTTTTGGTAAAATAAAATCATCCCTATCTTTTCTTGCAATGAAAGATTGAATAGATGCTATTTGAACATCCGCCATAGCATTAGGACTTTTTTCTGCCATAATTACTCCGTGATTAAGTTCGTTCTCGGCTAACTTCCTACTGCATTGCATCACCAACTCCCGCCTATGGGCAACAAAAAGGTTAAAATTACTCCTTTCTTTTGCTTTCTGCATCATTGATGACGCAATGACTGTTTTACCGCTACCCGTAGGGGCGACAAGTAAAATCCTTTTCTTACCTTTAGAAAAATGATGTCTAATATCTTCTATTGCTTTAACTTGGTATGGTCGTAATTGGTTCATATCTTTTCCATATATCGTTTAATTGAAAATAAATTTCTTTTGGATTTTCGGGTGGTGTACAAAGTTTTCCAAAAGTTTCAGCTTCTAGTTTTGCATACTCATAGCTTTCACCTCTTTTACGAATAGCAATTAACATCTTCACTAATGTTCCGTGTCTATCTCCCTCTTTCATTCCATATCTTAACGTACCCGAATACTTCCCTTTGTATTGTGGTATCTCATAATTACTAACTTTGTTTTCGGGTCTTTTAAGTTTAAGTGTATCTCTTATCTGCTCTCTCGTATAAGGTTGCTCATCAATCATACTTATAATTTTTACGGGAAAAGGTTTTCCCTTATGATGATAAAATCCCGCAACTCTCATTACTCTTGGAAGGTCTTTAACCTTACTATCTGCATTAAACTTAAAGGCCAATGCTTGTTGGAATAAAGTAAAACTTGCTAATGGAATATCATCCGTAAGCCAATAACAATGATATTTTTTAGGACTTGTTTCCACAATCATATGGGGTTGTAGTTCAAATTTTTTAGGTAGGGGATAACCATCAAGATCAATAAATACTGCCCTTACTCTTTTAATGTGTTCAGTAGTTCTACCTTTTAAATTTGTTTCATTAACAGTAAAATATATTCCCGCACCCTTTTTATTTAATTTTGTAAGTGTTTTTAGATGTTCTTCTATTGTTCCGTGTAGTTGTTTAATGAGTTTTTTGTTAATTCCTTTATCGCAGAAAGTTTGAAATGTGTGGTGTGTTCCAAAGTAATTTAAAAATATTCCGTAATGTGATTGATCGTTCATTTACAATAATGCCCCACTACTAATCTTCCTTTTTTTGTATAGTACCCTTGATTTGTGTCATTTGTTTGGTTATAATATTTAGCAATTTTTTCAACTGTGTACATAAAACTATCCAAACAATCATCAAATTTCATAGGAAACGAAACATAATTAAGTTTTACGCCTAGAAGTATTATTACGAGTGTTTTCATCTTCCTCCAAACTTTCTTCTGACCATCTTTTTTTAGCCCCCATTTTACCCGCTATTGATCGTCTTTTTCTATTCATCTTTTGTTCTCTACGTTCTTCTTCTGCTTGTTTACAAGTAAGATAAGTCTTGCCGTCTTTATCTTTTTCTTTTTCAAATAAATTCTCTATTTTAGGAAATATCTCTTTAATTTTGTTTAACGTGCAGTTGCACATTCTTGCCATAATCTCATAGTCAAGGACTATTCTAAAGCCCCGCCAACAATGACAATAGAGTAAAACATATGCCCCTTGTTCTTCTAGGGATAGCTTTAATCTATTAGGATCGCTAATCCAATCATTTGCATAAAATTGAAAAGCGGGGCTTTGTTCGTCTGTAGTTGATTTTCTCAATATAATCCTTATTAAGTTTAGTTAAGTTTTCTTTTAACCCGAAAGAACATTGGTGTCAATAGTATATCTTGTTTGCAGTTGAAGGTGAAGGTGAAGGTGAAGATGCAGATGAAGGGGATAAAATCGCATCCAAATCGCATTAGCAAAACCATAGCATAGTGCCATGTGTTTGCCATTGCCATTTTATAGCATTGCTATAGCATTGCCATACCTATGCTAGATTGAAATTAATGTCGGGCCTGATGTATTCTTGTGAGTAATCGCCAAGTTTTGAGATTTGGTATGCTCTAAAGGGTGGTATTACCTTCCATTTAGATACTGCGGGGTGTGATATTCTTAATCTTTTAGATAAATTCTTACCACCATATTTAGATACTACTTCTTTTTTTCTATCTACTGCTAGTTTATATTTTGTGTTCTTCATTTGTTCATATCTGCACTAAATTGTTCTTCCGTTGTTATCATTCTTCTTAAAAAACTTGCTCTATCGTGTTCGTTTTTAGCTTGATCCACAAGTTCTAGTATGCTTTTTGCCTTATTATAATGGTCGGGTATTACCGAAGAACGATCTACATTGGTAATATCCTTGATTAATCTATCTCTTTTAGCTTCACATTCATTTGCTAATTCGGGTAAAATTCCTGCCATAATTGACAATTTATTAACATAATACTTAACATTAATCAATATTTATATTGACAACAGTTAAGCTAACTAATAAACATAGGTTAATTAAATAATAAATAAAGGAAAAAAATATGAGCATAGTCGCAAAAGGTGGTGAAAAATCTAGCAGTTTTCCAAGTGTTTCTGTAGGTGTTCACAAAGCCCGTTGTATTAAGGTCATTGATCTTGGTACACAAAAGAATGAGTTTGAAGGTAATATAACTTGGAAAAGACAAGCATTAGTTATTTGGGAAACTCCCGAACAAACTAATGAAACATCCGAGCCACTAACAATCAGTAGGTTTTACACATTATCATTACATGAAAAATCTAATTTAGGAATTGATCTTACTTCTTGGAGAGGTCGCCCATTTTCTGAAACTGAAAAAAAAGGTTTTGATATTAGTAAATTAATAGGTCACACTTGTTTACTAAATGTCATACAAGGCAATAAAAACAACAAGATTGGGTCGGTAATGCCCTTACCTAAAGGGGATAAAATCGCAGAACAATATCATACGAGTGTGACGTTCTCTATGGATGATTTCCAAAAAGGTAAGAAGGAAACTTTTAATCAGTTATCCGAAGGTATTAGAAATATTATTTTACGTTCAAAAGAACTAGAAGGTCTTGAACATAAAGATAATGGGGATGATAACAATGGCTCTACTACTGTAGGGCAAGAACCTGTACCATTTTAATGGAATATACTAACGCATCTAATCTCCCGAAGGCGATTGAACGGGCAGTAGCTAACGATCCTTACTCATCCAAAGGGTCTAATATATCTGCTACCCGTTTGATTGCCCCTCCTAGAATAAGGGTATTAGAAATGAGAAATTGGGATTTATTAAAAGAAGATGTATCTGATAAGATATTCTCTTTGCTAGGACAATCCGTACACCATATCATTGAACGATCTAAACAACGAATTGATTTATCTGAACGTAGGTTATTCTATAAAGATGATAAGATTACTAATGGTTGGACTTTGAGTGGGTCATTTGACTATCTTGAAAGAGATGGAAGATTGATAGATTTTAAAGTTACTTCTGCTTGGGCTACTCTTAATGCTTTAGAAAATCCTAAACCCGAATGGGAAAACCAATTAAATGTATTGGACTTCTTATGTCGTAAAAATCAAAAGACTTTAACTAGCTATAGTAAACCTATTAAGGTTAGGTCTTTATCCATTATGGCAATATTAAGGGATTGGTCTAAATTAAGGGTAATGCAATCTGATAACTATCCTAGAAAACAAGTTGTTATGATCCCTGTAAGAAGGTGGACACCCAAAGAACAAGACGATTATATCAAAGCTAGGATTAAGCTACACCAAGATGCTGAAAAGTCTAATAAGCTACCTCTTTGTACGGCAAAGGAAAGATGGCGAAAAGAAGATAGCTATGCTTTAATGCTTGATAAACGTAAGACGGCAAAAAGAGTATTGCCTACTAGGGAAGAAATGGATCAGTATTTAAAAGCTAACAAAATGGTTGAAGGACAAGGTTGTAAAGTTGTATTCAGAAAAGGTGAAGATGTTAGGTGTATGCACTATTGCCGAGTGAATGAGTTTTGCGATCACTATATGAATGTCAAATTCTAAAATTCATAAATTAGTTTTTACTAGAGATGCCCTTGTTCAAGGCATACTCAAACGATTTGCCAAGCGATCTGATGATGGTATAAAGAAATATGGCAAGACAATGCTACAAGCCAACAAGTCTATTGCACAATGGATAGATGATGCACAAGAAGAAAGTTGGGATAAGATTGTCTATCTTGAAAAGATTAAAATAGAACTTCAAAAGAAGGAAGGGGGAAAAGATGGCAAAAAAGAAAAAGAAAAAGAAAGATAAAAAGAAAAAAAATAAGAAGAAGAAAAGATAATAGTTATACTAATTTTTTATTCCATCTACCTTTATCATTTAAGATCATAGGTAATAGTTTAGGAATACCATCTAAAATAATTCCACATCCTATTATAAATCTTGTCCTAAAGTTTTTTGCATAATTAAAAGCCATAGATTTTTGGTTGATTAAACATCCTACGTTCATAGCAAAGAATATGTTATCGGGATTAGCCCAATAGCTTATGATAAATTTTGTATGGTAATGTCCTTGTACTGCTGACATACCCATAGCTTGTGATACCTTTAAAATGTCTGCTGATCTTCCGTGAGTAAAAAAACATTTCTGTTTATTACTCATAGTTAAGGTTAAATCATCTACCCATTTCCATTTCTTTGTACCTAGAAAGTCGCCATAGTCCTTTAAGAACTCCCTACTCATTCCGTATTTTAAAGCCCTCCTATAGACCAAGCTAGAGTGATTGCTCTCTACCTCTACCATATTGGGGAAAATGCCCTCTAATGCCCTTATATGGCCTCTAGCGACCCTTAATTCATGCCCTGCACTATAAAGGTCGGGATCATGAGTGTGCATATTTATAGCGTGAAAATCTAATAGATCACCTATGTTGATTATACAATCGGGCTTATATTCTTTTTTGATTTCTTCTAAAAATGTAAAGCTATCCTTATGATGAAAAGGAATATGAAGATCACTAATGACTAAAATTCTTTTGTTCATTAGTTGCCTTCAATGACTGCGGGGATGTTCTTGATGCGTTCTATTTCAGCTTGTTTGGGATCAACATATTGAATTTCACCATCTTTAATATGTACATCCCTAATTGTATTCTTGTCTATGATAATATCTTTTAAAATAACAACCATACTGTTGGTTGTATCTTACTTTAATTCATTAAATTTTACAAGATTTCATCACACTTGAAAGTTCTTCGGCACGTTTCGGTGTTTGCTTCGCCCAACGACTGTCCAACATTTCTTCGGATGCAGTTTGATAATCATTTTGTTTTAATGCTTTCCACATATTTTTAAATTTAGAAACTCCACCCACACCAAGTTGGAATACCATTTCAATAATGACACACTTGGCTTGATGATGTAGAGGTAAACCTTCTATAAGTTGATTAGCATTTGACTTGGCTATATTAAAATCACTATCAAAGACTTCTTCTAAATCTTTTTTCTTATAAGTTACACCTTCCTTAAATCTATCGGTAGATAAAACAAGATGGCCATATCCTATTGTGGCAAAACCAAGACTATCCTTATAGATTTTAGGTACAAATCCTTCGTGTTCTTTGATCTTTTCTTTTAAATCGTTGTAACTCATAAGATATACTTACAGAACGCCACGAAAATTTCAATCTATAT